TTGCCTTGAAGCTTGCTTTGTAGTGGCTTTTTTAGGCTCTTCTACAGGTTTTAAGAATGCTACCCTGTATTCTTTATGGACTTCTGTTAAAAGCTCTGCACGAGTCTTAATAAGCTTTTTACCATCGGCTGGATAGATGTCACCTATCTCATAAATGTGACCGTCATGATTGTTTTCTTTGAATCGATTAATTACTTTGTACACTCAATTCACCTTCTTTCAATAAATTAAAAACTCCTCCCCTTTTATTAAGGAGTAGGAGTTACTTCTGCAATACGGAATGCAGAGTTTAAAGAACGTTTTTGATCATACCAAGCTGTTAATACAAATAGGTAATCACCAGAATCCACGTTTTTATCAGTGTCATATGTCATTGCATCATAGTTGATACGGAAGAAGTTAAAATCACCCACGATTGGATTAACTGCAGCATCAACAAATTCTACTGGCTTACCAATGACTTTCTCAGCAGGAGTGTCGTAGAAATTTGTTGTTCCATTTGATAAAGCTTTAATGATTGTTAGGTAATCGGCATAACGCATAACGACTTTTGCATTTTCGCGATAATCCTCATGTAAATCAGCGATCGCATTTGTAATAGCTTCAAATAAATCTTTTCCTGACACTCGTTTAATATCTGTGCCATTATAAAACGACATGTGTCCTAATCCAGTTTTAGGTGTTGTTGCAAGAGCATCTTTTTTCTCTTTTGCTGCAAGACCTGACTTTAAAGCATTTTCAACAAATTGTGTTAATTCAACATCAGTACCATGAATAACTGTATCTGAAATTTTTACTTTAACTTTGAACTTGTTACGGCCAAAGGTAACAGTATCACCTGTTAATTTCATCTCTTTTGCAGTTTGTTCATCAGTAATGAAGTCGTCATCATCTAATGAATAAGCAATTTTCGGTAGCTCTAACCCTTTGATTGCACTCACTTGAGCAACTTCACGCAATTGGTTTTTAGCAAATGGCTCATGTACTAATTCGTTTTGCATGTTTGTTGGGAAGAATTTATCTCCACCTGTTGGGTTGCCCCCTGGTAAGGCAATTAGTGCTTTTACATCTTCTGAAATAGCTCTTCCTTGTACTGCTGCGCGAATAAACTCCGCTTTAGCTGCGATTGCTTTTTGTTTAGGGTCCTCAATCCCTGCAGTAATATCTTTACGTTGTTCAAATTTCGCCTTCTGTTCAGCTTCCAGTTGATCATGTTGAGCCTTAATTACATCAAAACGAGCTTGCATATCATCCTTTTGATCTTTTAAAGCTGTAATGTCTTCACGTGTTGCTTGTGGATCAATGGCTTTTGCTGTTAAATCTTTATCTATTTTTGCTACTTGTTGACCAATAGTAGCCATGTTTTGTTTTAATTCGTATAATGTTGGCATTTAAATGCCCTCCTTTAGATTAAATTTAGTGAATGTAAGTAAGTAAGATTCGCCTTTGAATCTGCAATGATGTTTTGCCTTTCTTCTTCAGTAAGGACTTCGTTTTCTGGCTGTAAAAGGGCCTTTGGAAGGTTTTTAAATTGTTTTGTATGTTCATTTGATAAACAAGCAACAGCCCTATTCGCTCCTTCTACAACATCACATAAGCCAATATCATAAGCTTGTTGAGCTGACAACCACGTTTCTTCATCCATCATTCGTTGAATTTCTTCTTGTGAAGTCTTACCATCGATTTTTGACATATAGGTTTCAATTTGCATGCCGTTAATTCGATCCAAATCATCTGCGACTTTGCGTAATTCACTAGAATTTCCGAAAGCACCTGTCATTGCATTATGGATCATTAACATTGCATTCGAGGGCATACGCACTTCATCACAACAAGCCACAATGTCACTCGCAATAGATGCTGCTAATGCATCCACATGAGCAATTGTACGCCCCTTATGTCGTTTCAACATGTTCCCAATGGCGATCCCTTCAAACACTGAACCCCCTGGACTATTCACATAAATATGAAGTTCACTGACGTCACCAACAGCATCTAGTTTTTCTTTGAAAACCACCGATGACATTTCTCCAAACTCTTCCCAAGCCCATGGAGTAATTTCGCCCAAAATAAAAACATCCGCTGATTTACCATCAACCGATGCTTTAACATCAAAGAAAGTCTTCTTTTTATTCAACTTTTTCACCTCCTTCCACAGTTGTGGTAGCAGTAGAGGCACCTTTCCGTTCTTCAATTGGCATATCAATTGGGTAAAGGTCACCACTAATCCATAATTTATTTGCTTGTTCTGCTTTATCTGGAGGTAGGTCTTCCCAACCTCTAACTTCATTTTGAGTAAACCAACCATTTCGAATTCCTTGTTGATAGAATGTTGAACGTGTAGCTGTATCGCCTCGTAACAGTGAATTAACAGTAAATTTAAAGTAATAACCTTCAATTCTTTGATCTTGTGTGAGTAATTTTCTGTTAAATTCCTGTTCGTATTGACAAATAATTGGTGTAAGCGTCATCTGTACAAACTGGATCATCATCTGCTCATTGTTTGCAAATCCTCCGCCTTGTTCATTTAAAAAAGAAAGAGGAATGTTAAACACATTCGCGACTCGAGTACGAGTTACTTTTTCAGATGAGATTGTTTCACCTGGTGTATATGTTTTTGTCATTTTATCAATTTCAACACCTGGTTCTTGGAATAAAACACCGCCGTTTTCTTGATAAAAACGCTTAAAATTCGCTATAACTTGCTTTTGTTTCTCTTCTGATACATTAGCTCCATATTTTAAAATGAACGATTCTTTCTTTTCCATTTCAGAAAGAGAAAATTCCTGAACTGCTTTATCATATTGAAGAGTATTTTTTAATACATCTAATGGCGAGATACCTTTTATTCGATTGGATCCAGTGATATGTTTTACATGAATCATATTCATGTTGTGTATATAACTTGTTTTGTTTTTTCCTCGCACTTCATACCATAATTCACCTGTTACATCATCGATTAATGGTTTAACTTGTACATTATCAAGTACAACAAGTGATTCAGGTTGCATTAAGTAATTACGTAGAATAATTGAATATCCATTACCATGTTCATTACGAGCTACTTCTAATTTATTAATCAATTCCCAACCACTCATATTTGGATTTGGATTTACTAGCAAATCACTCAAATTGTTATTTTCTACATCATAGTGCTTATATAATTTAATTGGTAAACTTGAAACAGTGTTTGAAAGCCTAGTAATCACACTGAAAATAGTTTCGTTTGTAGCTAATTGTGAATTATCTATACCCCAAAATGTTCTCCCCTGCCATAATGAAAAATCATAGCCTTGTCCTTTCCACGTTGCATAAGCTGTGTAGAGAGAGGCTTTAAATTTGCTCCATATATTCATTTGTTCACCTCCCTCCAATCACAAATCATTCAATGAAATAAAGGTAATATTACCTTCACCTTGTGTAGTTACAAATTTCTTCATAACTTCTACGTGTGCATTTAAAAAAGCCGCAAATCCGTCAATTTTACGGTAGCGACTTTGTTTGGTAGGCATTTTATTTTTATTTCTGTCTTCCACAAGTACGACATTATTAGTGTACCAACGGAATAAACGGTTATTATTAAATATTACATTTCCATCAATGAAGCGCTCTTTTGCATCATCTAAGGCCGGACCAAGCGTTATAAATCCTTGTCGAACCACTTCTGTTATAAAACCATAGGCTTGTAACATTTCAACTAAACCAAACGCTTTTGCTGGATCATACATAATTTTTTCAATTGGATATTTTTTTGACTGTTCAACAAACCAATCATAAACATATTCTTTTTTTACATATTCACCAGGTACAATAGTTAACAATCCTTCTTCTTGTAGGCTGTAATAGTCAATTTTTTCGTTATCTGAATCCACTTTCGCTTGTGGAACCCAAGTATGACCATGAATAACAACCTCACCTGTTGAAGGAATGGCCCATTCAAGATAAGCGCTTGTATGGTCTTCACTGTCGGAAAGGTCAAAGCCTCCCACAGCAGATGAGGAAGCAGCAGAAGATTCTAATGTCATTGTCTTATCGTTTCGTTTCAATACCTCATAATCAAGGAAAGAAGCCTCATTACTACTTACAAATTTATTAAAGCGTTTTGT